ATGTGTAGTACATCAGAAAAAATTAGATACGCGTTGTTTGATTACATATTGCCTATAGCGTTTATGTTTTTAGCTATCTTTTGCAGAGACTATTATCTTGTTTCATTTAATTACCTTGCATTCACTTTTTTAACTGCAGGTTTTTTAGCATCTAAAGGCGTATTTGCAATTTTCATTCCAATGATTGTATGTGCGGTTATTTGGATTGCAGGATATTATATAGGTTTTGATTATCAGTATTACATGACTGTAGCTGGACTAGCCAGCTTACCTGTTGGATCGATTTTAATTAATATCTATGCTGCGAGGGCTTGATGAAAAGATGTATTCGCTGTAGTCGTTGAAATTTCAACAACTATAGTGATTTTTAACAACGCGTTTTGTCCTATAACTAAAATTTATTTAAAAACCCTAAAATTATTTAAATGAAAAAGCCTCGAATCCGCCGATCAAAAGGCGTTTTCAAGGCTTTTACTTTTGGAGCTGCTGGCGAGAATCGAACTCGCAACCACTTCATTACGAGTTAATTCTGAATCGTGTATTTTTCAATATTTGCGTTGATTTTTGCAACACGTTTTATCAAATACGTTCTAATTCACATCCCCTTGGTTTTTTTGGGAGCATTTCTATGATTGTCATTCTTTGTTTGATTCCGTTTTTTCCGCCTAAACCTTCGTATATTTCAAATTGCGATTTTAAATTCTCGTATTCATCCAAATATGCAAAGCCGCGATTTATAACCTCATCACATACAGGTTCGAGTATGTCGTGGAGAAGCCACATCACACCTTTTACAAGGCACTCGTTAATAACATTTTCCTCTTTTTGTTTTTTTATCAAGTACCTTATGTACCCTCCTAGCATGCCGACAATGGCTCCGATAATCAAGTTAATAATAGTGCTCATTGCAGAGTTGCATGCTGTTATCATCATTTGATATACACCTTGCTTCCCTGGCGAGCGCAAATCCATCCGGATGGAATGCGCATCCAATCTCCTCGCATTTCTAAACAGGTTACCTGAGTACCTGCACGCAAGCAAGCCATACTTCCAGCGAGTGCATGCCTCTTGCCATCTGCGGTCAGTTCAGAATATGCACGCTGCCTATATCCTGTTCCTGGACCAGTTCTTACGCGCATATCAGAAATTAATTGGTACGTTCTACCTGCGGCATATGCGCTCGTGTTACTAGGTGTATATGTAGGCGCTGATGTTGCTCCTGATTTCGTGAGATAATCCATACAAACCCATCCACCAGCTCCTACGGATCTACCCCAGTTGCCGCTCATTTCTACAATTCGAAGCGGCGTGCCATTCGATAATGTAGTTATCCTAGCATAGTTTGTTCCGGGTCCTTTTCTTACATTAAGACCAACAGACGAATTAACATGATATAGCCCATAGTCTCCAGAGCTAGCGCTTTGCGGTGCTGTGCTTACTCCATCAAAATTCGGTCTCACAAACCCTCTTATATATCTGCCGTTGATAGGTACGCTTCTATATCCCACAACGGACGCTGCACCCTTGTTTCCTTCAATAACGGTAATCATTCCGCCACCAACAGATACGACCACGCCTACATGGTCTGGTCCACCTACGTTATCGCCATATCCGGAATCCTGCCAATCATACAGGATTAGATCTCCAGGACTCGGAGTGTATGAATCGCTTTCAAGCCATATGCCCATCTGCTTAGCTTTAGAAACCATTGTTCCACAATTTGCGCTGACCGGGATTAGATTTCCAATTCCTAACTCGTATGCCCAAGCGGACACAGACGCAGCGCACCACGGTGCAACATAGTTCATTGGCCAGCCATCTGGTTTATGCTGGTTAAAAATATCGATAAGGCGGCGATGTTTAGCTGAACCTCTAACCGCTCCGAGATAACTAACTGCCGTCTGTACGAACTGCTGTCTTGTTGCCATTAGCCTTTCGCCTCGCTTTCCTCTTCGTCCTCGTTATCTTCGCTTGTCTTTTCCTCGTTGATAACCTCTTCATTTGTATTTGCCTCTATGACAGGCTGTTTATTTACATAGTTATCAACATGCTGTACGTATTCGTTTATTTTTTTAGCTTCCTTTAAGTAATCCAGCAGTTCTTGAGACTGCTTCGCCTCTTCACTGTAATTGTGATTGAAGTAATGGTTCACCGCATACGATATCGCAAACGCAATTACATATGCTACCTTACCTATCACTGTGTCGCTAATTACCGGGACATTAACACCAAATACCATTAGTACAGCGATTACACCTGTGATGATCATTGCAATACCATCTCTTAGTTTTGCTCTTTTGTTTTTATCCATATGTGCCTCCTACACTTTCTATAAATTCTGCTTTATTAATTTTAAAAGAAACGAGGCTGCCATTTCGACAGCCCCAAAATCTACCTTTTCTTCTTTCTTTCGTACTTTCTAGCGTGCTTGTAGCTTTTCTTTATTACGGCATCTGCCGTATACTTTCTATCTCCTGGGTATAAAGCTTCTATCTTCTGAGCGTAGATTCTTGCAGTTTCCATATCTCCTCTCGCAAGTGCTTTATTAATGTATGGATAGTAACTATATCTTATGCCATCTTTTGCACTTCTAAGAACCTCTTCACGTTGAAAATCGATATTTGTTGGATCAATTTTTTCTATCTTAGAAAGCTGTTTTTCAACTTTAAGATTATCACCTTCTTTAATCCCTCTCTTAAGTTCTTTCATATACTCTGTTTTGATAGAATAACGTGTTTTTTCAATGGCAAGCTCAGCTGTAATTTTTTCGCCTTTTTCGATAATATCCATTTTGTTGAATTTATTAGCTATTCTTTCAGCTTCGCTTATATTTCCTTGTAGTATAGCTGATTTAATCTTCTTATATTCCTCGCTTTTTATCTTGTTGATTCTGCTTTGGAAATACTCCTCTGCATCTAGCATACTATTTCTTGCCGCAAGACTCTTTGCGAGTTTTTCAGCCTCTTCATTCTTGCCTTTCTTGATAAAGTTATCCATTTCATCATTATGGTTTCTCTTAATGCGATTAATCGTTTCTTTATCAATTTTCTCTCTTGTGTATTCTTTATCGTTTTCAAGAATGTATTTAGCTGCCTTTTCTCTCGTTTCGCTATCGTACTTTTCGGAGTCGGTCGCAACGCTTTTAAAGTAACCTTTATTACCCTTGTATGTTTTCTCAATCTTTGAGAAGTCCATTAGTAAATCTTGCTTTGTATTTGCACCAGTGAAAAAGTCGTGTATCGATGCCAAATATACAAATGAGCCCTTCAAATCCCTATAGACTACGTCCACAGGAAGCCCAAAGAATACACCTGCTGCGTTAGCAATCTTTTCAAGTTTTGTAACTAGACTATTTTTAGGATCTATACACGCCTTGTATGCGTCACTAATTTTTACAAATAGAGACATATCTAGTCTTGATGGTGTATAGCCTTGTAGTGCTGACTGAATATCCTTTCCTACAGGTAGCATGGCTATAGGATTTAGTTCCCCAAATAGATTTCCGTCTGTATGGAGTTTGTTCTCTCCTAGAAGCGCATCGAGGAATCGTTCAACGATATTCTTGTCCTTTTTATCATCGTCCGCTATGTGTCTTATTGCAGCATCATAAAAAGATTTCATAACCGCCATTGCTGCCGCCGACGATATGAACCAGCCGAACTGTTTTGCAACTAGCTTTCTAGCTTCTGATACATTGCCTTCATCATACATCTGCTTTGCAATTTGCGTATTGGTAATGAACAGTGACAGCGTTTTAGTTGGCTCTGATAAGAATGCTGTTAACACTGATGATCCTACATCCTTTTGCCTCATTAGTTCAGATCTTGATAGTACAGAGTCGAACACCTGAGTTCTATACACAACTTCTCTAAACTGTTCATTTACTGCTTGCCAGTATCCTTCATCTCCTTCATGGATGTTCATCGTTTCTTCAACTTTGAGTTTACAAGCACCCCAGATTTTACCCCACGTCATATTATCAAGGAAACCGTACATATCAAGTGTTACTTTCTCTAGTTTATTTTCCTTGTTAATCATGGCATTAGTAAGACTTGGTCCCACATCTGTTGAATAATAGCCTAGGTCTTTCCACACAGCGACACCAGAGTGCTGTTGCATCTCTTTTACCGCATCGCGTGAATACTTGCTCCTAGCTAGATATTTTGGATTTATCACAGCGGACGCTCTAACTATTGACATAGGCTGCTGCATAGCCACTCTTCCGTTGGCTGCAATTGCAGCACGCTTTGCCGTTCCTATAATCTTGGTTGTGATAGGCATCTCGCTTTTTGCGATATTACCGTTTACGTCCTTTAGGAATTTCTCTATGTATTCGTTAGCCTCTCTACCATATGCGCGTTCGATTGCCTCTCTAACAGAACCTTTAATTACGCCATCTTCTCCGTATCCTCTATAGTTCCATACATTTTCTAGGTCTTGTAGCGGCATAGATAGTGCCTGGTACGCACTCATAGCGCTTATATGGTTTGATGCGACACTTAATACGTTATCTAATACAACCGCATTCTTTGCTGATGGTTTCGTCTTCTTTGCAAATCCAGGATTGATAATTTTAGTTACCGCTGCCTCTTCAACATTGGCATCTACAGTTTCTCTTGCAATCTTGATAGGGAAATACTTTTCTTCTGTAAACTTGTTGTATCCCCATACTTTCATGGATACTTCATTTCCCCAGTCAGATACCGTTGTATTAAGGTAATGCTGAATCATCTTTGCACACTTTATTTCTTCCGGAGATAAGCTCTTAACGATATTTATAATATCACTACGTGTTATCTTTTCCCTCTGCACGGAACTTTTTCTAAGCGCAGTATTTTTACCGAGTTTTTTCGGTTTAACTTCTGCAGTCTGAATACCACCAGTAAGAATGTGCTCTAGTGCCTGTTTTCTTTCGCTGAGAAGGAATAATGTTACCATCTGCCCATGAGTTAGGTTTAAAGTTTTCCCAGATTCCAGCTTGAATGATTCTACTTTTGAATCTTCCCAGATAGTATTAAATGTATCTTCTCCTACAGCCTCTTGAATTCTCTGAAATTCATTTTGGGCGCTCTTAACATTCATAGCGTGATCATCAAAGCCAATCGTTATCTCTTTAAACAGTTTATTGAGAGTGCCACCCAGTACAGCAAATCTATCTGCCGGATTAATATTTCTCGAGAATATAAACTTGGATACAGCACTAGCTCCACCAGCATAGCGATTCTTTTCTGCTTTTTTGCTGAGTTCACTAATTACCGCATTTCCTGTTTCGCTGATTGTTTTGTACTGGTCATACTTAAGCATATCGTTATGCTTATTTATAATACTGTCTAGACCTCTAATAACATCTCTCACGCTTTCGATGGTGTCTGCATCCATATCGACAAGCCTTGATTCTTTTAAAGCCTCAAGAACTGAATCAATTTGATTCATAAAATCTTCGTCCTCAACAAAACTAAACGTACTATCACCGTCGTTCTTTTCTTCAAGCACCTTGCGATATTCGTTTTTTAACTCCATGAAGTTTTCATAGGTCTTGTTATATCCGTGCGTTTCATAGAACGCGTCGCCACGATCTGTAGAAAAATCCATCTCAGATAGAACCTTTGCGATAGATTTCCTAAACTCTTCCGGCATGAACTGCGTATTGGTAGGTTTTAACAGCTTGTTTGATAATTTGTTAGAGTACCACTTAATGCTATTAATTGCCTTACTCTTTCTGTTCAGCTCGCTACGTTCTTTTCTTAAATCTCGCTTTAGCTCGCTTACTGACTCCCTTTCTTCTTTAATAGCACTTTCAAGTTCTTCTATAGCCTTGTCTTTTTCTGCTATTTCCTCTTCATGTTTCTTTTCTGCTTTTTGTCTCTTTATTGTCTCCCTTTCTTTTATTTTGTTTCTCGCTTCTTTTACGGCGGCTTTAAGCTTTTCTTGCTGCTTATCTGCATAGGTCATTTCTGGTTTCATAGAAATTGCGTTATCTAGTATTAATTCCGTGATATCACTAGCAACATTTTTATACTCACCATTAATTAAACCGTCTGTCTCTGCAGATGTTTCGACCATATCTACAGCGTTACATAGATTCTTTACAGCTTCTTCTGCATCTGCTGCATCTGATGCGAATAATTCAGGATATTTCTCGCCTAGTTTATTCTGGAAGAAGTCATACACCAATTCAGCAGGCATTGTATGCTCACTGTTGATATCTGTTGTAAACCTTAATGCGTGACCATATCTAGCCTTTAGTTCCTGATAATTTAGTTTCTTTGCTAATTCTGGAGAAATATAAATTTTACCTACACTGAGTAGATCTATTACTTGCTTCTTTGTTTGTAGGTTTTCCTTTATATTATTCTCGTTCGAATTAAGGAGTGCATTCGATAACCTTGCAGCTGCAGAATATGCTGCACTAGCGTTTGGTGTTGCCTGGTGCACGGCCGACCAAACCTCTTCATAGATTCTCATAGCATCTTCTGCCGGCATTTTCGAACCGGTGTCATTAATCAGCTTGTTTATAAGCTTCTTTGACTTTGCCTGCTCTGGCTTATCCATAGCACTTCTTTTCATGCTAGCTTTTAGCTTGCTGATTTTTGCCTCTTGCTTATCTGCATAAGTAACAATAGGCTTAATCTCGCCAAGACTGGCTTCTAGATTAGCTTTAACATCCTTTATTAGTTCATCTTCATATTCAGCAATTTCCTTTTCAGTGTACTGAGTTAGATTTGCACCGCCATCAAAAAGATAGACTTTATTATCTTTTACCGATGCATACTCAGCAATTGTAGCTAGAGCTGTAACAAAATCTGTAACGTCGTCTAGACTTCTTCCGTCAACCTTGATAGTGTCTCCGAATAGCTCGTTCATTTCAGATAGCATGTCATCAACTGGAACAACGTATTCCATTCTATCGATATTCTTATTAAGTTTTATTTTGAAAGCACCATCGATATAATCTTTAAACTTCCCAAATGTACCGTATCTATTCTTGATTTCTGCTTCTAAATCTTCATCGATAGAGATAGTCATATTTTTAAGGTATCTCTGTACATCCCTTATTTCTGGAGATATGCGATTAGTCTCATAGGTATTCTTAACAATCTCTCTTGTTATTTCGTTTAATAACCTCTCTTTCGTTGCATCATCACCTGATTTAGCTGCTTTATAAAGATTGTGATAGTCGATGCGTAAATCTTCTGCTTTTACATCTGAACCGACCTCTGTTATTAGTTCTTTCAGGTAACTAACAACAGATGACCTTTTAGGTATGGTTCCCTTTGTTTTAGTCTGATTTAGAATCAGTGCATCGATTTTCTTGTTAAGCTGCCTGATGGTGTTAGAATCAGCCTGCTGATTGTTGGGAATATCAAAGATATTGTTTTTTCTCTGGTATTTTTCCTTGACCTCTTCATTGTTCTGTGATAGATTTACACTATCAATACCAACATGGGCGTTATTTTTACTATCTTCATTGATAGCTTGCCAATGTTGGTCTTTTTTTATTTTTTCGAATTTAATGTTGTAAATAAAATCCCCATCAGTCCGGTTTTGCACATTAATCAATAATTTATACGGCGTTTCTCCTATTACAATTTCTTTTTTGTAGTACTCCCATTTGATTACATTTTTATGTTCCTTCTTTTCATCTCCAGGTCTTATGTATTCCGAATTCTGTAACAGTTTCGATAAATCCCCTTCATAGAATAGATTCACCTTTTTATTAAATGCATTAATCGATTTTGTTTGTTTGTCACCGTAAAAATTCTTTCCTGCAAAATCCTCATGTGGCTTAGCTGTATACTTTCTACCTTTGCCGTTATCGAATTCAACAGTTAATACTTCTCCGTTTTTAAATCTCTCCGTTAATTCTGTTCGCTTTTCTTTTTTTGTGAGCTTTTTCGTTTTGCTAGAAATTGAGAAAACATCTCTACCCTCTGAATCCTTACCTTTATACATGAATTTGATTTCATCATCGTTATTAACAGCCTCTTCAAATTTATCTATTTCAGGATTCATTAAAGCTTCTGTCCACATTTCTTGTGCTTTTTCCAGGATTCCTAGTTCTTCAAGCCACTTACCGCGGTATTCCCCTTTTAATGCGTTTATAACACTCTTGCTTAATGTGTTTAACTTATCTACCGTAGACTTAATAGCCTTGAGGATTGTCTCTCCAAGGCTTTTATTTTTTTCTACAAGTGTTTTGACTGCTGCTTCTGCATCAGCATCGCCCTTCCAGAAAACATCTGTAGCATCCGCTAGCAATTCATCTTCTGCTTCGGCACGTGATATGTCCTTGTAGTCATTCATATACTTGTTGAGTTTATTTTCATACTCAGCAAGATTTGAGTTATAGAATTCATCAAGCACATACTTTTTAAATGCTGCATACTGCCTAGGTGAATTAACCTGGATATGGTGTGTTACCTCGTGTTTTAAAACATCAACGACGGGGCTATCTGACCTCATGGAGATATGGATAGTTCCGTTCTTGTAATAGCCGTTTACCTCCTTATCTTCGGAGTCTTTGATATTCTCTTCAAGAGATATTTCAACACCAAAAGACTTAGCGAGTGTTCTGTACGCGTTAATCATAGAATTACTCATACTTACGTTCTCACCAAGTGTTACTCTTCCGGCTTTAAATCCTATCGGTAGCTTTGACTTATTTGTAATGATGTTGTTATCTTCTCTCTCGGCTTTTCCTATCTCATATATCTTTTTACGGATATCTGCAGGTACTAGCTCACTTTGGAATATAGCCTTGTCAAGATTCTTGTAGTCTAATCCTCTTCTTCCAGAATCGTAGAAGTAATTAAATGCGTGTGCATAGTTTATAAACTCTTCGCCTTCCTTCACATTCTTTGCGCCTTCGTCGAACAGTTTTTCTATTTCTGGATTTGTTTCCATGCCAATAGATGCTAGCATTTCTTTTTTTGCTGCATCCTTTGCTTTTGGTAATATTTCTTCAACGTTGCTCTCGTATCTCGCTCCCATAAATGAGTTTAATTCTTTCTTGAAGTGCTGCGTTTCTCTAGCACCACCCATTATCATTCCATTGTTCATTCTAGGCAGCATTCCTACATTTAAGTCCTGTGTTGTCTCATTTTGGATTAATTCAAGAGCTGGGTTGTTATCTGCTGTGAATAGTACATTTTCTACATCTGCACTACTTCCTGTTCCCTCTAGTATCCTAGCTACCGGGAATGATAATTCATCAATAGTCTTCTTAGGAGTATCTGCATCCTGCAGATACTTCCTAACTTCTTTTTCTCTGTTTGCAACTTTTTGAGTTAAAAGCACGGATGCTTTTTCTCTATCGTATTCAGTGTTTAGTCCTTCTTCGGATCTGATAATAAAACTACCTGATACATTCTCTGCGCCTCTTATGCGTGATTTCTTTGCAGCACTTAAAAGCATCTGGTCATGTTCTGTTAGTTCTCTTCCGGATTCAATTTTATGTTTTAAATCCAAAATAGCGTTATTCAGAACTTTACCGCCCTTAAGTCTGTTCTTGTCAATCGATCTAGCGAAATTGTTTGCACTAGACTTTTCAGACATAGCAAGACCTGCCTGCAGTATTTTTTCTTTGTCTTCTGCAGACAGTTCAATATCCATATTTACTCCGCTAGGTCCACCAACAATACCACCTATTGCTGTTCCTACTATTCCTTGATAAGCAGCGTCCGCAAGGTATCCTGTAGGGTTTTCTGCTATTTTCTTAAAAGCATCAGGATCGTAAAATCTATCAGATATAGGCTGGAGAATTGCATTCATGAATTCTTCTACGCCTTCGGATGATGCAGCTAGGCCAAGCTTAATCGCTTTATATCTTATCTCGTCAGCCGCGGTCCCCTTTGCGAATCTAGCAGCCATTTTGTTAGCAAACTTTTCAGCGCTGTTATCCAGAAGTCCTCTACCTGTGGAGTTTCTCATAATATTTGATGTACTCCACATTTTTTCAGTTCCGATATTGATTCCTGCGTTTGTTAATCCTGTACCCCACTGAGCATATATGCCAGCACCTGCAGCTCTCGCATCTCCTGCACCTTGTCCGAACGCATTTACGCCCATTACAGGGAGTACCCCTACTCCTGTAAATTTACCCACAGCTAAATCAGCAAGGAAACCTAGTGTTCCTTGCGCAATATCTATAGCGAACTTTTGCCCAGTGCTAGGCTTTTCAATTACGCCCTCTCTTGGTTCGTTACCGTTTTTATCTTTTAAGTATAGCTTTCTCTTGAACTTGCCGGCTTTGGTATCATACTGCAGTTCTGTTTTATAAATACCTGCCTCTTTTGCCATGTAGTTCAGCGCTTCGGCTTTCTGCCTTGTTTTCTCAACGTATTTATAGAATCCGCTAAACGCATCTCTAGCGTCTTTTGACAGCTTGTCAGCATCTAGCATTCCATTCTTGATATATCCTAGTTCGCTGTATCTCTTTAGATCCTGGTGCATACTCTTAGGATCAAGTGTAGGTGTTGAGGTAACAGTCCACGCTGCATTAAGTAAGTCAGATTTTTTAGATTCAATTAAACCTTTAAGAGCATATAACGCACGTCTATCCGAATTATTATTTACACCTGCCATCTGCGTATTATTGAATATATCATTTGCACGCCTAACAGGATCTTTGCTTACATAATGCTTGTTATCTCCGTAGATAATTTTCTTTACTGCTTTTCTTGCAGCTGCTCTTGCCTCTGCAGGTGTATTTCTTCTAAACGCTATAGGAGCGTACCCCATTCTAGCAGCCTTTTTATACGTTTGAGATTTAACCGACTTACCTTTTTTAGCCTTACCTGTTAAAATCCCCTTTACTGCATTCTGGGCAATTTGAGCAGCGACGCTAGGAACGTATGATACAACCTGCGTTGACTGTTCTTGGGAACTACGCCCCCTTCCTTTTCTTCCTCTTCGGCCGTGTCTTCCGCCCCCAGAGCGCCGACCTGCTCTAGAGGCTGAGTCTTTTTTTAACTGATACTCTCTTTCCCAGTGTGAGTCGCTCACGCTGTCTCTTCCTTGCTGATAGTTGAAGTTTCTCTCCCAGTGACTGTCTGATACATTGTCTCTTTGTTTTTGATAATCAAAATTTTTATCCCAATGTGAATCAGCAACACTGTCTCGTAGCTTCTGGTAATCAAATGTTTTATCCCAGTGTTGATCAGCGACATTGTCTCTTCCCTGCTGATAATTAAAGTTTCTCTGATCAGTAAATCTGTTGTATGCCGAGTCATCTAGTGACTTCATAGTTCCAAGTAGATTTAAGCCGTAGTTTCTATCTGCGTTAAATCTGTCATATGCCAAGCGCTCAAGCTCTGGTATCTTATCTGTTAAAGCTTGATTGTACTGATTCTGTGCCTGTGCTGCTGCGCTTACTGCGTAAGTACTTGCTCTACCACCAGTTAATGCTGCTTGATTGGCTAGAGTGTTTTCATTTGCTCTATCTCCAAGCCTTGCATATTCTTTAGCTAGTGCCTGATATGACACATCTGTCATAGGATCATATTTAAAATTAGCCGTGTTGTCCTGCGCCTTTTGAACGAGTGCCGCAATCTGTTCGCTGTATGCGCTTTTGAATGGATCTTTATTTGCCATGCCTTCCTCCTGGTTTTCTTTTTTATTACATATTACACTTTTGCTTGTGCGTTTTCGCTCTCTTCATAATGCAGAAAACGCCACCAACTTAACAGTTGATGACGTTTCCAGTACATCCTACTACAGCATGGTAGTCGATTAACAAAATTACGATTCGTATATGAATAAATCGCTTTGAACTTGCCATGACCCTCGTCTAACTTCATACACATGCCCTGCTACTACAGGCACTGTTATCGTACCATAGTGTTGGTTGAACTCTATAGTGTGCATTCCGATATATGCATCAATATTTTTGTCTTTGATGAAAATATATGCCGAGTCAGCTTGCGCTCGTCCAGCGCATACAAGTGTTCCATTCTGCGGCGCAGTCCACGTACCGCCCAGTGTAATGCGTTCTTGGGTTTTTGTTCTACCCCCCCCATGTACTATACCTATCATACTACCACCTCCTAGATATACTCAATTACTACCTTGATATCGCAGTTTTTCCACTCTGCGCCAGATATAAGTTGTAGAACGTTTCCTTTGATTACTGCTGAAATTCCCCACTCTATGTATCCGCCATTGCCATAATTTAACATTGGATAAGAGAGTGGTAATACGTAACCAGCTTTATAGTGTACTACTCCAGTTATAGATATAATGCGAGAGGCAGCAATATCTATCGTTTCTATATTGTTTTGTCCTACTGCGATATTTACGCTATCTTTTCTCACGATTTTTCTTTGCGTTGTTGCCGCATTTACCGCTCCTATCATTAATTACCTCCTACAGCGTTCTGAGCCTCTAGGCTCATAGATTTTGTAAACTTGCAATTGATTCTGATATCTTCTTTAGGCTCTCTCGTTAGGTATACCTTAAGGTAGATATCATTAGCTGATTGCTCATATAGTCCCGACTCTGTATTTGTCTCTAGTGCACATATAGGGTATAGCTCTGAGTAAATCTTTTCAGGATATAGCTCTGGGAGCCATTTCTCATCCATTTGTTCTCCTAACATATCTCTAGGTAGTGCTAGTTCAAATATGTATTTCGCTCCAGGAAATCTAGTTGAATTCATTAACGCAGTGTCTGTAGTAATTTCTATATCAATAATTACCACTCCGTTTCTATGCCCTCTAACAGGACCTCTGAACACTGTTTCTTTTTTGAATTCCGCACCTTTCGATACAATCATATCGAGATCACATTCAAACGCATCTCTTTCGGATGGTTTGCCAAGCGCAAACCCCCTTCCGGTCGCCCTAAAATCAAAAAGCTTGAAAGCAGATTGGAAGAACATGTGGCTCACTCCATCACCACCTAGTCCATCTGATGCATACAGTGCAAAGTTGTGTGTATACGATTTATTAACTGCCACAGTTACATCATATGTTGATGTAACCCACCCAGATGCATCAGTATCTGTTTTGATTAGTTTTGTGGTGAGGTTGGTAGGTTTGTAAGCTGATTCATTCGACCTTTTGATTTTTCCGCTTAAGGTTATTTTATCTACTTTCTTTGCGGCGCCACTCACGTTTATAGGGAACCATCCAACTTGAACCTGTGCAGTTCGATAGCTTCCGCCTTTTTTCGCCGTTCCATCTGCGTTTGACTCATAAGGATTCTTAACTACTGTGATTCTCGGTTCGCCATAAAGTGCCAATTTTGTAATACATTTACCACTTTCATTTAATGTATTCTTTTCGTTTGCAGCGCTGATGTATGCTATTAGCGGTTCATATTCATGATATGCTGGCGAAAAATAGTGAGTTGGTATCACTACATCCGGGAGTTCGAATCTATAATTTAATTCGTCTCCGCTTTCAGTTATAGTGTATGAATTTGGACTCTTTAATTCATTCACGTTTACTTTTTGGTTTTCACAAATAGTAACTGTTTTTAGCCTTACCTCTTCATCGTAGGTCGATGCATACAAATAGTAAGGCTTCATTTTATCTGTAAGCGTGCCACGAACCACTGGCGTTACCGTTGAGTATCCCGGTATAATGCATCCGTACCCCTCTTCAAGAGAGCTGTATTTTTTATCTACCGGGATAAATTCATATATGCATGTATTTGCCATTAATCTTCTACCTTTCCAAATGATAAACTGCCTGTTTCGGTATCAGGCATAAACGCAAATTTGCCAAGCTTTATACTGCTGAGTACCTCCGCATTTTGTATATATAGCTTGTTATCGCTCATATACGCAACTTCTATTCCTTCTTGCATGAACCTCAGTTTGTCGTTATCTAGGTTCACGGATATTCTGTTACCGCTTTTACCTATAGATATTCCGTTCTTATCTAGCCTTATAGTACTTATAATCTCGCTATACTTTTTATCCGAATCAAACTTTAGATCATTTATGTTTTTGAGAGCTTCGCTAAACTTAACATTTACAGCGTTATCCGTTTGTGTTATTTGCGATTCGATATTAGCAATCTTATCGTCCATATCGGCCGACGAGTAATACTCTGTCTTAATCTTTCTGGATATGCTGTCCGCTGCATCTGCGATTTCTTTTTTCGTCTGCCTGCTTAAGTCTTCGAGTTGCTTTAGTGTCTTTTGATGATTTTCTAAAGTCTTGATAAATGCATTTTTAGCTGCAGCATATGAGCTTGATACCTGGACATCCGAGTAGTAAAAGCTTCCATCCGAGAAAACGCTTTGGTCCACATAGTATAGATTGTTTGGGCTCCCTTCTATGTAGTTAGGTTCTGTTATAGTCCACGGTCTAGGAGGAACTTTAAGCGCTGGTTTCTCTGGAGTTTCTACTGCTAAATAATACCACCTAGTATATGAACTTACGCTTACGCCATTATCGCCTTTAACTTTCGTCCACTTATATGCTTTAGGATCTGCGCTAGCTACATCTTTAAAATCTGTGTAGATTCCTATATACGTTCTTCCGGTGCTATCCGTGGTGCTGAATCCTACTGCGCCATCTCCACTACTCGCATATGCAATGTGAACTCTAGGTGCTTCTTTATTCACCTTGCTTTCAGATGTTTCTTTTTTCTTGCTTGGTTCTTTTGATACGTTCATGATTTCCATGAGTACTTCATCTGCGAGTTTTCGCAAGTTTTCATCTATCGTCCTGAGTGCAAGGCTTTCATCTGACATATCTGTTCTATTTGGTACAGTTATCATGGTCTATCACTCCTGCCTCTATAGTATCTTGTAAGCGATTCAATATCTGTCCTTCCCACGCCCTCAATTTTTATAGAGAACTTTGCTTGCCTGTTAGGGATGATTGGAACACTAAGCGTTTTCCCTCGCTCTGTTTCGCACTCGTATATTGGCTCCCATTCACCGTTACTACTTTGAGTACTTATCCTTAGCTGTGCTCCCGGCTGCATATCTAGTCTCATATTTATTTTCTTATAGGACTTCATATTCTCTACAAACTCATCAAATGGTCCGAATACAGCAAACCACTTAATATCATCTTCCGGACGTTTTCCTGTAGTGGTCCAGATGTTGCCATCTGCTATGTATATAAGCTCGTTATTCACGTTGGCAAAGGCTGTTACTTTTGTTTCATCTTCCTTGTGCCATAGTCTGCGAAGTATATCGTAAGTGAAGATATTGTACTTATTATCGCTTTCATTTAGCATCGAAATGTAATATTTCTTACCATTACTTCCGCCGACAGCTGATTTGAACTGATAATCTCCGAATGCTTCGGATATCATTACCGGGTATGTTCCGCCGTCATAAGCCATTACGCCTGTTAATGAATGATAGTACAATACACCATTCACGATTACGGCCGATTTATCAGAGCCTTTTCTTATTCCGAAGCACTCAGTGCTGTATAGCTGATATTGACTTGGCATGCTTCCGAACACTTTATGCATATGATGTTCTTTGAAAAAAATTAGGTGCGTAGGATATGCAGCACACCCTGTAAACTCACCATCTGAACCAACCTCTAGCGCGTATGAATCGTTTGCCAGCGACTGGAAGTAGTTCCAGTTAAGTGGGTCTCCCAACTTACTAGCATAGATTGTGTTGTCCTCGCTCCTACAGCCCCACAATCTATTATTGCTTTCCATAACGTAATCAAGGTCCGGGATATCTCGTGCGAGTTTTACTTCCTCTTCAACATATGATTCCTTAGTTACATCATCGTTAGGCATTCTGAATGAATTCTCGTAAGTGGTAATTGTGCTACCTTCTATACTCTTAATCACAATCACCGTGTTATTGCCTGGTTGCTTTTTGCACCCTGATATTTCAATCGCATCACCAACAGAAAATTCAGATAGATCTGCGCCAACTAAATATATGCTGCCTGGCTTAATTGTTGCCGTGGCGCGCACTGATGCATCCATGTGCTTTACAGTGTTATCTGTAATATCTAGATACACCTTGTCTGGCCATATGCAGATTTTGTTATTATGTGCCACCATAGTTTTAGGCATAATGTTATTTATTCGCTTTTGGTAATCCGTGCCACCTTTAGAGTATTTGATAAACGTTCTTATCTCTCCATCTACCTCATATCTATCTATGATATATGGCACATTGTTTTTTACGATGATATCTCTTGGATGTTGCACCGGCATATCTATGATATTTCTTGGTGCTCTTTGAGAGAGTACAGGGTACTTATCTGATGACAAGTTGTACATATCCCTCATCTCACCGTCATCTATTACAGCATTTGCGTTATATCCTTTGAACTGTAGCACCGACTGTTTGCCATTTATCTTTGGCTGTATTTCCTTAAGTAGCATATGCGCCTCCTAAAAGAAGTTCTTAATTCTTAAATTTTTAAATCTGTTGCTTTTCGTTATGTAATAGTTGCGTGCATCTACTGCTCGGCTATTATATAAGCTCAACCATGCATTGAACGAATCCCACTCTTCCATAGCTTGGCACGTCATAGCTGCCACATAGTACACATAAATTAAATCAAACGGCTTTTCTAATAGAAGCTCTTCGGTTTGCGTGTCGCTAGTTACCTGCCTCTTCATGTCTTTTTCTTCGAGATTTAATAGTTCTCTCTGAACTATGTTTTCTATCTCGTTAACATACGCTATCTTTTCTTCGTCAGTACACGTGTTCGGACAACGATCGTTAACCGTCTTAATTACTTCTGCTGTATTCATATTTAACCCTCATTTACCTTGTTTTTTAGCGATACCCAGTCCACAGCTTTAATATCTCCGTTAGGAATTGCACTCAGGGCCAACGTCCTTCTTAATTCATTATGCTTTTCTAAAGTGATAGATTCGCCCTCTTCAATAAACATTAAGCTGCTACCAACTTTTTTATTGATAAAGCGTATAAGTCTGTTTACCTCAGTACTTGTTAAAGCGATTTCGTTTTGCGCATTAACAACGCTGTCATACTCGAAGCGATGATATGTATATACTGGTACTTCTAGAGAATAAGATATCTTTGTTGAATCTGTGGCATATCCTTTTATCCTGATTAGATATTCAGTATTACCGCTAGGCAGAGTTATTGTGAGCTTTGGCTTATATTTAGTTGTTATAAGCCTCGTCCACTCTCTTTCACCAATCTTATATTCAACGTCATAGCTCATTTCGTCTCTGTCATCGTTTACAAACCAATCGATAACAGCATCTTTAGTTCTGATAACAGATTCAACGCTTTTGATAACAGGAATTGCAACAAACCCCATTTCCCTTGTCTTAACTTTTTCAGTCCAGGACTTTATAACCTGCGAATCTCTATAGATTTCAACCACGACTTCATAGTCAGTAAAAGCTTTAAGGTTCTTTAGGTTTACAAATGCGCTTTCATTTCCTGTTGTCACGCTCTCTTCTCTATATTCAGATTCTTGCGCTGCTTTATACTTCGCCTTTATAGTTCGTTCCCATCCGGTATTCACCATGTGAGATACGTTTACCTGGATGCTGCTATATGTATCTGATTCAGCTTTTATAACTGCGCTACTTGGTTTAAGGGAATCAGATATAATAGTCTCTTTTAAAACGTTGTCCTTGCGTTTAATGAGAGTTCTAACATCATATCTACAGCCTGTTGTGAGCTTTTCGAACTTCCTCGCCTTGGTGCTTACACCTACAGATAGTTCGTCTTCTCCCATGTACTGAAAATTTCCTGCACCTGCTGGCCTTATATACCACTCTAGCGTTCTAGCGCATGAAATGTTTGAATTAACCTCTTCAACCGCTATCAATTCGCTTTCTGTAGTAGTTGTGTTCAGTTCTCCTTTTGCACTAGGTAACGTAATTACTGAATCAAACGAAGTTATCTTGTAGCCATCCACGAATTCTTCTACTGATATTTCGTAGTCAGTATTTGACATGAGGTCATTAAACGCCATGCTACAATCTCTACTGCTGTTAGATACAGTTTTATTTCCAATATGGTTCCACGCCTCACCTTTTGCCCTATGCCAAAAGCGGAGCTCTTTTTCATATCCTGTAGGTAGTCCGCTTATATTAATTATCGTTCCGGATTCAGTAATATCTTTTAATGTTAATAGTCCGGCTGTGCTTAATGGCGGTGCCGGTAAAGCTCCGCCGCTTTCCCACACTCTCTGTCCGTATCTAGGTTTATTCGATGTTAATACAATCTTGATATGGGCATTGCCAGAAACACGCTTAACAGCATAATACGGTGTCGAATTACTAATACCCGACCATCTAATAGGTTTATTCTGTTTTAACCTCGTAGTGCCCATATATTGTCCGTCTATGTACACTGCCATATCTAGGTACCACCCATACCACGACTGGCTATAGTCTAGGTTGTGGATATATGTGTTTATACGGTAATACATATATGCGCCATCACGATAATAATCTGTTGTAGCAGTAAGTCTGATTCTGGGACCACTATGTATCACCCATTGATTAAATAGAGTTGTTGCCATATCACCACCTACTTATATACTGCAAAGCATTTAGCCTCACTCCATGTACTGCCAGCGTAGTATTTAACCTTACCGCTTACGTTATCTAACCAGAGTAAGCTCTTATCTTCTGGCTCAGTTCCTGATATAGCAACTTCCGGCTTGTTTAACACCTTAACTTCCGAGCCACCTATGTATAGCAGCCCTTTTGACTTATCAAATCCTAGCTGTCCTTCTTCAATCCCATCTTTACCGTCCTTGATTGGATAGATACCCTTTAATCTGGTTTCAAGGCTAGATGCAGTGACAAGCGATGTAACATCAAAGTTACTACCGGTTATCTCGTTAGCTATCTGCACAAATGCGCTATATAAGTCATCTAAGTATCCTTGTTTCTCCTGGATATTCTCTAGAATTTTATTCGCCTGCGCGATAATACCTGCAGTCTCACTTGCTCTTAACTTCTCTGCTCGCTCCCTAGCCTCTTCTGCCGCCTTGTATGTTGATACCTCTTTTACAAGTGCGAGAAGTACCGGGTAATATTCTTCTTTCTCGATCTCGGTATTGTCTATGTTTCCATCTGATACGTTATATGTAAATCTTGATGTAGTCATCTTCTTGCCGTTTGTGTATATGGAAATATCCACGAAGTACAAACCTACAAGTTTTGTGACTTCTGGAACCGGCTTATATGTTAGAAATCCTTGCGCTGCATCTTCAACCGTTAAGTGGTCTCCTATGCAATCAACAAAAGCTTTTCCATCCGGACGGATAATTTCGATTGTTACAGCGGTATACTCCGAAAAGTCGAACGAGCTACTACCATTAAGTAGCTTGATGTCTATCGCTGCATCATCATCGAACTGTACTAGTCCATTAACAATGATGGACTTTACTTTGTTTATATCTACCGTTACGCTGATTCTTTTCATATTGTCTCCTTAATAAATTAAGCGAGAGCCTCAGCCCTCGCTTTACACAGCGTTATAGCTGCCTTATAGCCTATTCTCAAGTTCCTTGTACTGCTGCTGCGCCTCTTCTTCGTAGTCAGCGGCAAGCCCTGCCTGCTTCATAGAGTCCTCAATTACTAGCTGCACTTTTCTCGGCACCATAACCTTGACGCCTCTCTTAATCTGGTAGTTCTTGCCGTTAAGTGTGACTACTAGATCATCAGAGTATTTATCTGAATCTTTGAACAGCATAATCTCGACAAGTTCTTCTAGGTAATCATCGCTTACCTCAACAGCGTTTTTAGCAGCCTCTTCATCTGCAGTATTTTCTACCGCCTCAGTAGCCTCTTCATCTGCCATAGTTTCAACAGCTTCTAGCTCTTCGTATTTCTTTGCCATAATTCTTTCTCCTTATATCAATATTGCTAGCCTGCAGAATTACAGGCTAGCTTTATGAATTAGTTTGGATCAGATTCCAGTGTTACGCAGTGCTCACACCTTACGATGTAAGGGCTAACTAGGAGTTCTGCGGTCTTTGCTGCCTTCCAGCCTGCAGTTGCTCTCTGATTGAGTGGGTCTGCTGTTCCTGCTGAACCCTTCTGCTTAACAATCATCTCGAGTCCGCCACCTTCAATCTCGGTAGTTCCGTATGCGTTAGCTCCTAGGAATAGTGTTCCGTAGATTCTAGCTCCGGATGTGCTCTTCTCGTTGAAGATTTTAGCCTCTGTAGACTCGATAAATCTTACTCCTGCAATCTTTCCAACCTCTCCCTCGAAGATCTGAGTTGAACCTGCATACTTTGATGCATCGATCCATGCCTCATCAGACTGTAGGTCGTACGAGGTATCAGGATTGATGATAGCAACGTAGTACTTGTCAATCTTTGGAGCGTTAGCATTCTTAAGAATTCTAGCAGCTCTCTTGACTGTATCTACTGTTAGTTTGTCATCCTTGGTTAGTGCCGCCCTTGCCGACTTACCGCCTGCATAAAGCACGTTGGTACCTGAGTGCATAACCTCTCTTGTAACTGTATCAAGTGTTCTTCCTGCCTGGTCAGATAGCAGCTGCTGTGACTCTAGCAGGTTGTTATCTAGCGCTGCGAGAAGTATCATATCTGATAGAGCTACGTAATCGCCGTACTGCTTGATTGTTGCAGATACCTCTGTCATCTGGAGCTTTCTTCCGTCCGGTGTTACACCCTCTGTAAGTGGTGTTAGTGCCTTTGGGAACGGCTTGTACTGTCTGAATTTAATAACCTTACCGCCATTCTTTGGAATTGGTCTCTTCTGTGCAAACTGGTCGTGAATTAGCTGCGGACCTGTGAGCCTGATAAGATTCTTATCGTAGTACTCCTTCATATCCGGCGTCAGATTGCTATCTGTAGTGATATTTGTGTTTGGATTTCCAAAAAGGAAATAGTCTCTAACGTTCATTGTTTCCCCCTTACTCAGTACTCAGTTAGAAGGTAACGGTTTCACCTCTAGCTACACGCTTATTGATTCTATCCATATCTTCGTTACTGAGATTACTAATGTTCTTCTTGACCTTTAGTGGAGCTTTGGACTGCATACCGTTTTCACGCGGCCTCAAGCCTCTTGCTCTCACTGTGTCGATAGTGTTCTTCCTAGTTTCCTTGGTAGCCATCTGAATAGCGCCAGAGATTAGCTCCTGTATATGTGCTGCTTCAAAAGCTTTTCTTACACTCATTCCAGATTCAAGGTAGCTCATGAATTCAGGATTCTCACTAGCCTCTTTCTTAAGGTTGAAGTGCGGATACACATTTCTTAGTTCAGCGGATTCTGATTCCCACTGCTCGTACAGTGCGTCTGCTTGCTCTTTGGCAGCTCTTTTTCTCTGCTCTGCTTCAAGCCTTCTGTTTTCCGCCTCGAGCTTCTTCTGGTACTTGTACTGTTCAACTGATAAGCCTTCTCTTTCTGCTCTTTCTTCTAGCAGTTCGCCATCTTTCGCGATTGCCTCTTTAAGTCCGTTAAGATTACCAGGCTCAATATCGTACTTGTCATACAGTACAAATAGCGCATCTTCATATTCACCAAGTCTGTTCCTGTCTGCCTCTGCGTTCTTAAATCTTTTGGAAAGCGTATCCTTAACGCGCGCATCGTATAAGTCTTTATACTTTCCTTTGATTAGTTCTTCGAACTCTGCAGATAGGTCTTTGGGCTCATCGGCGTTTTCACCCTCTGATGGCTCATCGTCTGGTTCCTCGCTATCGTCATAGCTGTTATCGTCAAACAAATCATCATCATTCTTTTCTTCGAGGGATGCACCCTCTTCACCACTGGTAGCGACACCAGCATTACCGCTTGTTCCTTCGCCGCCCTCTCCATCGAAGAGGTAAAAATCTCTATATGTCATTGTTCCTCCTGCGGCTTACCCGCGAGCATTTATCTTTACGGATTTATGATATAAAAAAATTATTTATTATTCGACTACGGCATAATCACTTTAATATTTTTTGGATATCCCTCTTCAAGAATCGTTAACATTTTGCATGCAAACGTATATATGATTCTTGCGTATATCATTTCATTTACGTTGTCCGGATGCGACGTAAAGCTGATTACTACATCGCCAGGATTTATATTGATTGAGCTTTCTAATCTTTCGACCATATCCGACACTGTATGTACTAGCGCGCTAATCGCAAAGCACACATGGCTCTCGCCTGCGTGCTCTTTGATATCTAACGTATACGTGATTTTGCCTTGTTCATCTCTCTTACTCGTCAGTTTTGCTGATGTCATGACCTTCTCCTACACTTGCTTGATTACTTGCTCTATCTCTGATATTTGCTGCCCTGGTATTAACCGGTCTATCTATACCGCGACGCGCCTCATATGCGGCAGCGTTTAACTGCGGTGCTACTTCCATTCCTAGGGCCTGCTGTACCTGCGATGTGAATTCGCCTGCTCCAACTGTTTGATCTAACATGCCTGCCATCTGCATAGCAATACCAGCTAGCTGATTTAGTTTTTCATTAAGGTTTCCGTTTTCTCCTACCTTCCTGCGGAGTTCTTCCACTCCTTCAAAGTCCATAGCGTCTAACAGCATTCCAGCCTGTACATAGTTGTTTGGATTGAATACGCCCATACCGTATAGCTCTTTTACTGTCTCATTTTGCGACGCTCTATTAAACGCATTCTTTTTAGCTGCGGAAATTTTGACATCGAATATAGGTTTCTTTACGATTTCTGGCTGTCCTGTCACATCGTCAATTGTTGTTTCCTTTAGCAGCGAATTTTCAAAGCTGATAAATTCATACGATCCGCCCTCTCCGTCAATTCTGAAACAACGAGGCTCATCATAAAACTGCCTGATTAATTCTATAATCTGCTTGACTAGCCTCACGTATGCTCTATATGAACCGCCTATCATGTCGCGAGATAGTTTAGAGCCTGCCTCTTGCAGCGCTGCAATGGCACTTGCTGCCGTTACACCTGCGGCCGTGCTTCCCTGTGAGAAGTCGCGATTGCCTGAGGTTTCTTTTAGCTCTTCTTTTTTCATCTCGAGGTAATTCATGACAAGTGATGGGAGCGGCGTTGTTTGAAACTGTTTGATATTTCCTTCTTCAATTCTGCCGTTTACCTCAAAGAAGTCTTGTGAGTAATCAGCTACTTGCTCTGGGTTTACTCCTGAATTCTTATTAATAGCCCATCTTGGTTTACCGACAAGCGCAGCATTCTTTGCAACAATCTGATCCATCTTGTTTATGACCATCTGTGGAGATTTCATAACATCGATATATCCGAAACCTAGCATTTCAGATTCAACCGGGAATAGGTTATCCACAACGAATGGATATTCGCCTGAAATGTAATATCCGCTCTCTAGATATTCTTCACAGTTCTCAGATGCAAAGAGTACGTGACCGTCTATAAATTTGCAGTAGTGAACTATCGTTCTGCCATTAACAGTTTGCTTATAGTACCAGTCATAAACAACTGTTCTGTTAGATGCTGAATCGTCACGCTCTGTATCGTACTTCACGATTTCAGCACCTGCGGAATTTGATAGCACGCCTTCTAAATCTGGATACATTCCTACGAGGATATCGTTATCCACAGCGTCTATCAGAAAGATGTTTGGTGAATCCTGGATATATTTAATTCCTGGTTCCCATAATAGATTTAGAACATCTATTTGTTTTACAGCGATATCACCGGCGCCGTTATCTCTTGTGTTATCCCAGTATGTAGCATACACGCAAAATCCTTGTTTTAACTTGTACCACCAAGCGTCACTATATATCTGCTGGAAGTCGCAGTTATCTAGTATGCATGGCACAATCTTTGATAGTGATAACGCAGAACCTTTATCACTCTCTTCACGTGGAAGCAGGTTAGGCATAGGATAGTTATCCATAGCGTCAGCGTGTTTGTTGGCAAGTGAGTTAAACATCCATGCACTTTCAGGCTTCGGATCGTTTTCTTTTCCTTGTGCATCCCCTATAACTTCCCACTGCCGGAATTGCCACCACTTTTCATTCTCAACAATACGCTTTTTGAACTTCTCAAGATTCTGCTTGTACTTTTCGTATGTGTTCTTTGCCTCTCCTATAACCTCTTCATCAATGATTCCTTTTCGGCCATAGTTCGGGTCCCACTCTTTGCCTTCATCTTCGTTAAAGGCTCCGTATTCTGCTTCTGGTTCTTCCTTCGCATCTAGTGATGTTGGCTCTGGTTCCTGCTCTATATAGTCTGGCTCTTCCTCTTCATGCTCAATAGGTTCTTCGGCTGCTTTTTGGGGGTCTATTCCTAGCCTCTTCATCAGCTGTTTATCTCCCTCAGCTTGCACGGGATCTTCTTCGGGCTCGTCATCTTCTGGCTGTTCCTGGTCTCTTAATGGCTTAGCCTTTTCAACTTCTTTAGCGTTTTGCTCTTTTAGTTTCTTCTTCTTGTCTTTCATATTCGCTCCTTACATGTATTTGAAAAAGTCGTATCGTCCTAGCTGCGCAGGAATCATATTTAGTGGGTCGTGCAGTCCATCTGTTCCCTCGTATAGTTTTGCTCTAGCGTCTCGTCGCTCGTTTATAGGCGACTCCATGCATACGTATCTCCATTCGTCGTATATATGGTCTTCCATTTCTGTATTAATATCCTCTACCTTGGTTTCACTGTAAATTAGTTCCGGTACTGTTCTGATGAAGTCCTTGCAGTTTGAGAAGCAATAGAACATCGGTATTCCGTTTTCATCAAAAGCTAGTCTATAGTGACACTGCATTTTACCGGGTATTCGTGTATGGTCTCCCTTCTCCCAGTACACACCGGCTTCCATAAAGGAATCGGCTATTGATTTACCGCCATTTTCTTGGAATATTGCAGGGTCTGCAACGGCTGATATTGTTCTACCCTTTAGATTTGGGTCTGACTCCTCGATTTCTTTTATCGCCTTCGCAATCTTTTCGGTAGTCCATTTAACGCCAGTGTTTGGCTGGTCTGTACAGCCGTATAACTCGTTGATTCTGTATAATCTATTGTCGTTATCTACAGCGTACCAACCTACGCTAAATGGCTTTGAGTATCCCCAGTCAAAACCTCTAAATATTCTCCATGTTTCCGGAATCTTAAACGGGCTTATGACATGCGTCCACTTGCGGTCTAGATAGTGTTCTATCTCGTCGCTCCACTCTGTGAATACTTGTCCGCTGAATGAATTCCAGTCTCCGTATAGTAGTGCTTTCTTGTCTGCTTCCGGGAGCATGGCTAGATTTGCGATATAGTACGGGTCGTTTTCTAACAACTTTTTGTTATCAAAGACTGTTGATGGTACAAACATACGGCTACGTACGCGCTCTATTAGCTCGCCTGTCGGAGTAACGATTTTATATACGCCCTTGATACGCGTCATAGGCGGCGCAGGTGTTATAAATCTTTTTTTTACCCAACCATGACCAACTCCACCGGGGTTTGCGCTAGCTCTTATATATACTCTCGTTCCTGGCGCTGTTGGACGGTTTCGTGACATTAGATACATGTACTGCGTTCTTGTGAAATGCGTTAGCTCGTCAAAAGCTATAAAGTCATACGCCTTACCTTGATAGTTATATTTATCTGTTTCCCTCTGTAAATTTCCGAAGTATATTTTTGCTCCACTTCCAAATTTCCAAACGTATTTTGATTCGTTAAATTTCGCACCTGGAAAGGCTTTTGAATATAGATTTATAGATCTATCCATAAGCTCGGAGAGCTGTGGGAATGTTCTACGGAGTATTAAACCTTTATAATTCGGTATATGCACTTGCCGTAGCGCTTCGCATAATATAGCGTCGCTCTTTCCGCCCCCAGCTGCACCGCCATATAGAACTTCATATTCTGGGCGGCTCATAAATACTTTTTGGCGTGGCTGCGGCTCCCATGCTATTTTCATTCTTCTACCTCCGCAACCTCTTCATCACTTAAATTAACAAGCACAATGCTTTCAGCCTCTTCAACGCTGATATTTTTATTCTCTGCTTCTGCTTCAAGCAACTTAACTTTTCTTTCTTCAAGTCTAACTCTTTTCTTCGCAAGCTTAAGATTTTCCTTTTCTTGGAACGTAAGAATAGTCTCCATTGACCGCCTCATTTTTTCGATTGCTTGCAGCGCATTAGCTGCATCTTTTACCTGTTTAAAATCTGTTCTCTTAAATTTTTTCTCAACGGTTTTCTTTGACACCGGAAAACCATCTGAATTGTATTCAGTTTCTTCAACCAGATATCTATTGAACTGCTTTGGATCTAAAAGAGCGTCGCTCATTATATTAGACAAGTTATGTACTATGCCTATTTCTTTAGATAAGTCTATAGATTCTAATTTAGATACACGCTCTACAGCTTTTCCGACAGTATCTGATACATATTTCCTGCGCTTTTCTTTCCACTCGTGGCGGCGTGCATACTCCGAAATAGTGCGCGCCGATGTGTGATATTTAGTAGCTAATTTTGCATACGATGTGTTTGTTGTTATGTATTCAACTTCGAGCTTGTTCCAATCCATGATTTCCTCCAGCTTTATTATGCCTATTGGTATGCGTTTTTTCGCCTGCTTCAAAATTTTTTAAAAAAGTTTTGAAAAAGGTGTTGACAATGTTCGTCGTTGTTGGTACAATATAATCAAGCTAAAGGACGGCAAATCTTAAGGAGAGTGGCAAATATGACCGAGAAGAAAACGGAAAGAGTCGCAGTGCGAATGACACCGACGCTAAAGGCTGCTGCTACCGAGATAGCGGCAAGCGAAAACAGGACGCTGAGCAACTACATTGAATCTCTAATAGTTGAACAGGTTCAGAAAATCAAAAAATAAAAAAATCGAGCCGCTGCAACGGCTCGAAACACCCTAGAAATCATCACCACCGATAATTAAAAGGAGCTATAATTATGTTAAACGAAATTACAAAGAAAATCAACTGCAATGAATATTTGAACTCGCTAGATTGCTGGTACGGAATTAGACCAAATGGCGAAGAGTATTACACGGCTTACTGGTTCATGAAAGATTCTGACGGAATATCATCCGTTCCATACGCAGGAGACCTTGATAACGGTGTGCGCATTGGAGCTTTTGAAACTAAAGAAAATGCAATTGAAAAGATAAAGCTATCTGCTGCACCTGATAAGGCAATAGTATTATACGAGCGCGAGAGCTCGGAGGTTGGCAGCGATTTATACTTCTCATTCACACCACAGGAAATTATAAAGGCAGCTTAATAAAAAAACGAGGGGCATCCCCTCGTTTTTTTCTTGCTTAAAAATAACTCCAGCCCGTAGCGCCTATCTCTATTCCTACTTGGGCGTTAATAATTATAAATATAATACCGTCCATTAATGCATTCATTTCTTTTCCACCTTTCCGCTTTTTGCATCAAAAATTAATTCGCTATCTTTATACTTATCCACAAGCTCGCTAATATCTGTCATGCTCAGATTATTCTTGTGCATTAACGCAAGAATTGTTTTTTCATTGATTGCTACCTTTTTTCTATCCAGCATGAGCTGCCTAGTGAGTCTGTTTATATCTTTTGTTTTGATTTCGAGAGCACTCTCGTAATTTTCTTTGAGCTTATTTTGGTTATTCTTTTCTCTAGCTAATCTCCAAACAAGCGTGGATATTTGATTCCTCATTTCGTCCGCATAAACTTCATGCAATCTTAATTCTAAATCTGGGGAATCTTGATAGATTTCGTAACACTCAAAAAGCCTTTTAGCGTACCTGCATTCTGTGCCGCCTTCTTCGCATTTTTCAATCTGCTTCCGATGCTTTTTCTTTGTGTCAAAAAAATGCATACAACCTTCACACGTGATCGTGTTTTCTTTATGCGCCATAAAAAAAGGGCATTTAATGTAATAGCTCATCATTCCCTCCTCATTCTGATCAGCACGCTAAATCCGAGGCCGTCCCCTGGATCTTCTGAAAAGAACCCTACCTGCCTGCCGTCGTGTTCAACTATGCAATCTGTGAATACATATTTAGTTTTATTATTTTTATTTATTAACTTTGAAATAAATCTTCCGTCTCCTGGATCGTTTATGATTCTCTCTACTTGCCCCCTTGTAAATGTTCTATCTGAAACAATCGGTTCTGGTTTTTTTAAACCTAAAGAACCGCCCCAGCATCTTTTGCTTTTTCCTTGCCTTGCCATGTACATGGCTTTTCCTGTAATTCCTGTTTCGCTAAATCTAAGTTTATCTGTATTGCAGTATCCGGCTTTCCACTTTTTTTCTAGAACATCTCTATCTGCTCCTTTAAAAATCATGTGGATGTGGCATCTTGCTTTTGAACCTGTATCATCTCCTTTGTGGTTGGAAATTACATATACAAATTCAATATCTTCTTTTCCGCGCTTTGCCATTTCATATCTAACGCGGCGCGCGTAGTTTCTAACGTCTCTTAGTGCTTCATCTCTGTTAGCCGGAAGATGTGCATCATCGTATGTAGCATCTACGCTGTAATCTCCTTCGCTAAAATTAAGATTGCATAATCTCGCAAAATACCTCTGTGCTCTTTTAGAGTTGAGATTTTTTTGTGCCGGTGTAGATTCTTTTACCTTCCTTGCTCTCTCATATTTTCTTTTTCTTGGCGATACATTAAATATTTCTATTTCTTGATAATTTCCGCAGTTATATTTTTTAGTTCTAATCATATCTATATTTTCGCTAACTTGTTAATACTCAATTGAACTTTTAAACCAGCTCGTAGCTGGTGATTGTTTTCTCGTTTTTTATGTTTTCTTCTTATATATATGAGGCGGCGAATATGACTACTTAATTATGTTGTGCTCTTATATGTATATTTATTTTAGAAAGGATCTTTATGTTCGCCGCCGTCATAGCGATTTAGTTATATGTATATCCAATATAGGATCACTAGACATCCTGCAGAGATAAGTAAATCTGCTACTAGATATAGTTTGTTTGCTTTTTCCGTTTTGTTTAGCGCAGTGAATAGCAGCGCATTAACTCCTGCTATAATTCCTAATATCCATAATGTAAGTATTAAGTCGATCATTGTTTACTCCTATATATATGAAGTAGCGGACGTTGGTTTGAGAGATTATCATTTTTACATCATTGTTTGCCTTATAAAAATAACTTATGGTGTCCGCTACTTACATAACGTATTGTTAGATTTTGCCAATTCCTACTTGTATGGAATTGGCAGTGGCATCCATGCAGTAACTTCATCCACATTCCCACCTGTGCCGGACAAATAAACTTCCCCGCTTATAGCTTCGTCGAATGCATCTATCCATACATCAATTCCGTCTGTTACGATTACATCTTCGTTATATTCTGGTAAGTTTTCGATTATGTACATCCAGTTATGCTTGATGTACTCTTCATCTTCTGGTGTTAGTTCTTTGAATATAATTTCTTTCCATTCTGGGATTTTGTCGTAAGCCTTCATGGTCTTGCGCTCCTTTTTTTACATTTCAATACAAACGTTCTGCCACTTCTTGTAGGCGTCAAGATAGCACTCGTTCTTGTCTCCGTTGTAGGTGATTTCATAATACATACCGTCTGGGACATTGGTGCTGAGTAACGCTTTTGAATTCTGTAATGCTTTGCAGAACCATACGACAAATACATCTTCTGTTGTGATTGTTCCGTTCTTATCAGTTGATTGCGCTCTATCGTTGTAGTAGTTTCTTACAAGCTCTTTGCATTTCTTTATAAATTTTCTTTCGTCCATAATTTCTCTCCTATTGCTTTGACAATTCCAATCGTTACTCCGTTACCTGCTTGTTTGTAAAGCTGACTATCACTATTTACAAATTCTGCTTTTTCATAATAATTGTCTGTCCACCCTTGGAGGCGAAAGCTTTCTCTCGGTGTCAGTTTTCTAATTGTAAGATAGCAATTGTATTTCTCGCTCCACACCGCCCAAACGTCTTTTTCTTCATCCGCCTTTATCGCAATTCCGTGTTGGTCTTGCGTTGTCAGGGTAAACATATCTTCCCCGGCTTCCTTGCACCTTCTCCCGTTTTGGCGCTTCTCTTTTCTAAACGGTGTTAGTACAGGAATTGCAATTGCTGTGGCCTCGTTTCTTCTGTTTGATACTCCGCGATCTTTCGTCGTAAGACAGTTCGCAATTTGCAGCTCTTGTAATTTGTTTGATGATTTATCAACGCCAAATGCGTATAGTCCTGTTTTTGCGCCAACTCCGCCAGCTTGTGCGTTCTGCGTGCAAGCGATTCCGTTGCTGTCATATACTCGGTGCGCCTGCGCTCCGCCAATTAATTGCCTTGTACTATTTTCCCCGCCATTTCCCGTGATAGGAAATATTTGTCGTCTACTTCTTCCTCGATAACATCCAACAACGTATATGCGCTCCCGGTTTTGCGGAACGAACCATCTCGAGTTGATATTTTGCCACTCGAGATCGTACCCGAGTCGGTCCATTTCAACGACGATTGATAAGAAGTCAAGTCCTCTGTTGCTAGAAAGCATTCCCTTAACGTTTTCGTAGATAATCCATGTGGGTTTATCTTCTTCTTCGAGCTCTTCCAGGATTCTAAAAATTTCTCGTACAAGGCTGCTTCTTTCTCCGTCAAGCCCTGCTCGCCTGCCTGCGATTGAAAAGTCTTGGCATGGTGCTCCGAAAGTCCAGCAGTCAGCTCTTGGAATATTGGTAGAGTTAACTGCTCGAACATCTCTTGCGTACCATTCTCCATTGAGGTATCCATCTTTCAAAATCTCCTTCTGTCTTTTCTTTTTATCCAGTTCGCCAAGGCGAGCTCGTTGCTCTTCCGTTATGGTGTGCATAGATCTGTAGCTAGCTTCTGCGAATTTATCAAACTCGCAGTGCCCTATGCATTCATGCCCCGCGAGTTCTAAGCCTCTTGTGAACCCCCCCACTCCAGAGAAAAAGTCTATAAATTTCATAATTATGACTCGCAATCTTCTTTTAACCAGCGCTCTATTAGTGCTTCACACATTTCTACATCATTAGCGCAGGATTCACATTCTCTATCACAAACCGTAAACTCTGTTTCGCCATCGCTCACCTTGCGCAAGAATTTAGCAAGTTGCCATGTTTCCATTTCTTGGATTAGTTCATAATTAGTCATCTATACCTCATTTCCCCAGCAGTCCCAGCCTTCAAGTTCTTCTCTTGCAAATAGTTCTATACGTGACACATCTCCGAGAAGCTCAACGATCCGTTTCCTTGCTTCGTGAGGTTTTTCCGAGTGTCTTTTTATTTTTTCTTCAATCACTTGATGTACTGCATGTGACCTTACAATTTCTTTTGCTTTCGTTTTCTTGCTAATTCCCAGCAAGCATACTTCTGCGTTCGCCCTTGTGTATGCTCCCATACCCCAAAATAAAGTGTCAGATATTTTATTCTTCTTTATCCAGACAAAAGCAGCTGTTTTGTAGGTGAATCCCCACGCCTCTAAAACCTTAATTGCCTCACTTATGTTCGGGAATGTTGCCCACAAGAAGCACACTGTTTTATCTGTGCATATATCTCTTATGGGAAGGCTACATATTTCCTTCGTCGGCATCGTACTATAGTGCTGCTTTGCCATGCCTCGCAGTTTCACCCCCCCCACTTTGCTTGTATTCCCAGGGTGGATCTGCGTATATCACGTCATATCTTTTATCTACATCAAAAATATCTACCTTCATTAGTAGTTTCCTATCATGAATTTTGCTAACTCCTGATATTCATCTTCTGTTAGCATTGCCCTTTTGAGCGGTGTTCCATCTTTGTCAAAAGTCCTTATTTCATACCCTGGTTCTTTTCCGTACCAGGATATTTTTACAAGTTTCTTTTTTCTGCCCTTACTATCTGTCGATAGCGTGGCTAGTTCTTCTATGATTTTGTAGTCCATTTGCTATTCCTTGTTAACTGTCTCTTTAATGCATCAGCGCACGCCTTACATAGAACGTGTACTTCTTGCTTTCCGTCTGAATTTTCTAGTGTAAGTATTTCTCGCTTCTCTCTTGCGGTACCGCAACCGCAAAGCTCACAGTAGTTTATATTCATTGCTTCTCCTATATGTAGTACACGTCAATTCCATACTGTCTAGCTGCCGTTTCTTCAATTCGGCAGCCTCTGGCGGAAAGCCAATCATGCGCGAATACTGCCATATCTGCAGTAGATAGTAGTTCTAGTGATTTCGCTAGGTAATAAAGCGATTCACTTTTAACTTTTTTATCTTTGATTTCTTTTTTCATCTTTTCTCTATCTAGCACTGAGTTTATAAAGATGGCTGCAGGGTTAATTTCTCTCTTAATTCTTTCTTTAATCATTGTTCTTTCTGCAGCTATCTCTACATCTGTTTTGCCAGCCATCGGCTGTGAGATAAAAAATAGTTTGGGTAACTTTGTGTTTATTTTTTCTTCAATGTATGCATCCATTGTTATTTCATCGTTTGTTTCGTAACTCATGCTTATCTCCTTAAAACATTTCTGGTTCTTCGCCTTCCCTGGCGCGTAGTTTGTCATATTCTTCTTCTCTAGCGTTTATCTCCGCTTTTAGGTTTTCATTAACTTGTTCAATCATCCTTCTTGTTGTAATGCTTACTTTTTTAGCAACATCTTCATTTTTAGATATTGTTCTTTCAGCAGCTCTATTTGCATATATCAGCATTCGCATTTTTTCTCTTCCTGCTGGATCGTAGGTGCAGCGCCAATCATTACAGTATTCGCATTCATTACAACATTTACCACAGATGGTCCCCTTAATTCGCCTGCACCAACGGAACGACCTGTTGTCATTTGGCGTTCCGTGCTCGTGTCCGCACCTGTCACACACACATCCTGCGTTTACCATCTTTTCCTATCTACTTCCTCTAAGATTCCTGTTATTTCTTTTCTAACTTCCTCTAGCTCCTCATAAGTCATTCTGAGGTAGCCATTTGACGCGCTCAAAATTAAGAATTCTTCCTTATTTGCTACATAAGCAAATCCTTTTTGCATAGACTCATATGTTAATGTGTCGTCTATTGAATCTGCCTTATGTAGGATTTGATTTACATTCAGATTTATACTTGGGATGGTTGCCTCAGCTTTCCATCTACTCATAAATAGTTCCTTCCTATAAGAATCATCCAGTCATTACGCGCTTGCTCTCTGGTCATTCCCTCGTCTATCTTTTCTTCTTCGTATTTCTTTTGATAAAAGCGTCTTAGTTTAATGTTCTCTTCTTGCGCCCACTCACTGCAGTTCATATGCAGCTCTTCGTGGTGCTCATGGCACACATCTACCTGAAAGCCTAGATCTATACTTATTTGACGGTTAGACCCTCCGAAAATTTCGTGCCTTTCTGCGTAGGGTTTTCCGCAATACGCGCAGAATCTACTTGCTTTATCCTTATATCCGTTTTGCTTCTTCTTTTTCTTCCTGGTCTGTGGCTTTGGAAAAGCACATGTTTTGTAATACTCCATCATTTGGTTAGTCTCCTAATCGAATGTAATTGTTTGTAATTCTTCATCGCTCCAAGGTTCTATATTTGACAACACACTTTTTTCTTCGCATACTTCTAGTTTAGGTTCTTCATGATCAACGAACTCTCTAGTAATAGCTGATTCAGATACAATTCCTTTAAAATATTTTCTTCGTCTTTCAATATCCATGTCGCGCCTCTCTTTGTACAGTCACCTTGCCATCTATTCGTTTGAGATTTACATATCCATCTGATGTTGTTATTTTTGCTCCTGCAATCTGACCGCTATCGACCATTTCATGCGCTAGCTTAATCACTTTGATAATGCAAGGTTCAATAGTTTTAAACTTATTCACGTTTAACCTCGCTTTTATCTGCACCCTAGCGCATATAGAAATATGTGTAGCATAGGGAATAGCAGCGCTAGGCATATAGTTCCGATTAGATTTATTACCTGGAAGTTACCTTCCTCGTCTGAAAATATGACTTTGAATAACTCTTTATTACTCATTACATGCTCCTGTTCTTGTAGATTTTGTCTGCTACATCCCCTGCAAAATACTTTTTGCTTCTTCCGTCCGGCAAGCATTCAACGCCATTCATCAGGTCTCTTACACTTGCACGGCTAATTTTTAGATATCTTGATATATCTGATATAGTCGGAAAGCTACCATATTCTTTTTTAAGATCGTTTAATATTGCTTGCCTATCCATTTTTATTCCTCTTCGTGTTTGGATCTTTCTACATCGAATCCATCTGGGTATCTTAGCTTTAACTTTGCTAGATTGAGTTTTGCGACTGATTCTAGTGGTACACCTGCGTTATATGCGGTTATGGATAAGTACCAAAGAACATCACCTAGTTCATCAATTAGTTCTCCCACATCTGCATCGTGCTTTCTAAATGTAGCCTTGTTGATTTTGCCGACAACTTCTCCGATTTCTTCGCACATTCCCATCACGGATTCAATTACGCCTACTTCTTTTCCTGTTCTCAACGTTTCGTGCTGATAGTCGTTTAGCGTCATTTTCTGTTCATAGTTAATCTTTGCGATTAAGAATCTCGGTAGTTCTTCTTCCGGGATATCCTGAATAT